CCCTTCTCTGTCAACCGATCAAATGTCAATGGGTTATAATTGGCATACGGCACAAACTGGTGGGACAAGATGGGATACTTTGACAGTATTGCCAAACCACTATTGATCATATTGATGCCTTTCAGCGTGCCTCGACAGATGTAGTAATGCGGAAAATACGATTCAAGAGAGGTAAAGGTTTCGTCGTAGCATTCCTGTAGCAAAATGATAGAATGACGATCAAACAGTTCAATGACGTGTTTAAAGGTTTTAAATGACCAGGGAAATTTTTGAATGTTGTAGGTGAGGATGGAGGGCGTAAGTTTATGCGGGCGAACGCGGAAAGAGGGAATGTAAGCTTCTTTGAGACTTTTTTGGTAAGAGATCCAAGCAAAGATAATGATGAATAAGGCCACTGTTATATAAATGACGTATATCATTTATAAAAATCGCTACAATTTAAATTGATTTAGTTAAAAGTTTATAATTCTTATAACGAAGTTAAGGTAGTGCCATTGTCCATAGATTTCCAAAGACTGCCATCTTTTTTAATTAAATATACAATACTTCCATCAGGGCTACATGTACCATATGAAATAAAGTAGCCATCTGGATTTGGAACAAGACCAAAATTATTTGCATTATCACTATTATTATAATAAAGTTGATCATCAATTATACACCATTTTTTAGATCCATCTGATGACATAAATGATGCTGTACCGGATGCACGTTCTTGTGTGTAATTAATTCCATTGGCAACTCTTCTGGTAATCAATTTACGTGTAAACGTATTTCCACCCCAAGCATTTGCTGTTACATAAATATAACATTCATATGAAGCGGGGTTAGGAGAAGTTGATGTATTTACAAATGCAACAGCTATTTGCTTACTTGCATTAACATCAGACGAGCATGTGCAACTATCCCACGATAAAACAACGTTACCAAGCCATGTATCACTTGCAAATATATACGGATTTCCTTTTCCTACAAGTGCTGTATCCATATTAATTATTCTGGGAAAACCACTTGAAAAAAATAAAAATTGCTTGGACCCATCACTTGACATGCATGAACATTTTATGTTACGTATAGAATCACCAAAAATATAAGGATTAGGTATATTATTAATATCATAAATATAAATTTCATGATTTGCATTTAATAATGTAAAATAACTTCCATTTCTCGCCAAACGCACTTGTATGTAATTACCTGTTCCTATATTATATGTAGTAAAAGTTTTACCGCTATCTGTTGAAATATACATTTGTTTAGTCTCACAATTAATGCCAATAATTTTAGTTCCATCATCCAAACAATCAATAGAGTTAATTACAGGTTGAGGCGAGCCAGTTGTTGGACCAACTTGAATAACTTTATTAGACGGGCCTTTGGTGAGTGTATTTATATAAAATGAAGATGCATCTGATGCAATATAACCTCCACTATATGATGCAATTCTTATAAAAAATGGATCGTTTAGATTTTGCGAGATTTGTATATTTTGCAACAATATATTATTTAGCAAATATGATTGTGAAATGAAACTAACAGAAGAATAATGAGGTTCAATTTTATCTGCAAATTCTTCTGCAAGTCGTTCTGCATTTAGTGTTCCGTTTGAATCATTTGATAATTTCATAAAAACAGATGTAGATGCTGGACCATTTGTTTGTGGATCGGATGGTGCAATAACACCACTTGTTCGGCTAGATGTTATTCCATTATTATTATAAATTATACGTGGTAAATGTGTACCTGTTTTTAAAGAAAAAGAGGCACCAGTTGTGTAATATGACATTTATACTTAATTAAATTAAATATAAATTTAAAGCTTTTTTTTTGAAAAACTCACTCTTAAACATTTACTGGTTTTGTTTTTGGTACCGCTCATATTTAAAAAACTCACTAAGCCTTTACCTGTTCCGTTTTTGGTGCCGCTCATATTTAAAAAACTCACTAAGCTTTTACTGGTTGTGTTTTTGGTGTGGCTTTTTCAAAAAAGCCACCTTGCGTTCTTTAAAAATATAATCAATCTCCTTCTTCATCTCATACACCGGAATGGTGATAAACGAGTCGTTGTCTGGGTGCAAAATCACCAAACACATTTCGACAATCGACAAGCCGTACAAGGTCTCCAACAGCCGTTTATAAACGTTTAATTGGATGGAGTAATGCGAATAATTGCAATGGTCCAAATGGCTCAGTCCGCCTTTGCCTTTTTCATACCGATTTTCCATCTTGATTTCCTTACTTCGTTTCCAATCATACAAGGCGTATTTTCCTTCCTCGCCATTGATCGTGTACAACATATCCAATTGTCCCGCCAAACCAAGCTCGGTGCGAAAAATGCTCCATTCGGTGCGATACGGCGTCAGCCTGTGCTTGATCGTCTCATGAAATGCCAAAAAGTGGTGAAACTCTTTGGGTTGCTCCTCGTATATGTAATTTAAATCGTCATTGTAAAAAAGCTCGATAGATTTATGGAGACGCGTGCCTTGTCCGCTTGCTTCCTTGCCACTGTCGCTCCACTGTTGCTTGATTTCCTCATCGGTCATTCCCTTGTATTTCTCGGGCAAGCCGTTGCGCCCATTTCGCATATTTTGAATCACGGTATCGGCATCAAAATGAGGGAAATGTGCGTGAATAAGCGTTGTGACACTGATGATGCCTTCGCTTGACCCGTCGATGCTGTAGGTGTGTGTCGGCTCATCGAAAACGATGCGGGAATCGCGTGGATGGGGGTGAAGAGTTGACAAGTAAGCCGTAGGCGACAGTGGTGTTGACACATTCATCTTTTCTTTCTTTCTTTCTTTCTTTCTTTCTATTTCTTATTTTTATAAATCAAATTTAGACAGTTAGTTTAACAAAAGGCGCATCATTAAGTGAGCTCCATATATTTCCAGTATACTGTATTGCCACTAGAGTTACATGTTCCAGTGCTAATAACGAAAAGATTGGGCTGTAGCACAAATTGTTGTGTGGCTACTATAAATTTGTAATGTAAAAAAAGTTTATTTATTATTTATAAATGCCACCTCGAGGCAAAAGTTTAAAAAAACCCAAAAAAGAAAAAAAAGAAAAAAAAGAACTAAAAGGTAAAGGCATTCCATCCCCAGAAAAAAGTGTTGATAAAGTACTCAAAGAAATACTAGATGAACCTTTTGGTGTAGGTTTTGAAACAGAATTCAATGCAATTAAATTATGTTTGACCTCAGATTATAGACAGTCACCAGACTGGCTTTACGACTTGAATTATGAAAACTTTAAAAATGGTGGTGCGATATACACATTCAGAGATCTAACGCTTACAACCGAAGAAAGTAAAACAAAAAATTGTTTTGACATTGAAGCTCAAATTGGGGTTTTTAAAAATCTTTCTTTACCAGGTTTTAACGAGTCATGTCAACATTTAAAAATTCTTTTGGACAGTATTACACCAATTACAGGCAAAGATTCAAACGCTGTATGTAAAGCCCAGATGACATTATCTTTTCATATTTCAAAGTATCCATCTATTTTTTCATTTTATTATAGAGACGGACAGTATAAAAGCTTATATGATGGTTTAAAAGAAAACACGAAAGAGCTAGGCGATACTGTATTTGGATTTATATTGTATGCTAGTTATTATTTTATTAAATTACAAAAATACAAGAGGCCCTCTTTAATAGTCAAACAAATACTATTGCTTCAAATAGAATTTCAAACAATTCACGCACACATAGCCGAGTTAGTAGCAGAACAAAAAAAGTCTCGTACACAAGAACGACAACAATTTATAACTAGGCTTGGAGAAGAACAACAAATGCTTAGAACACAAATAACAGAGTTGAAAAAAATCATACAAGACAAAGCAGGTTTATTTGAATCACCTCAAATCCATCAAAGTATATTTAAAGCAATGTTTGATCTAAAACCAAGAACAAATATATATGATTTATTTTTAGAATTAAGTAAAGATGAACAAGCTAAAATAATGAGATTTAATTTTAATATTTTAATTGATTTTGATAAAGACATAATATGGGATATGACTCCTATGGAACTGGTTGCCAGTTTAAATGTAACACCTGCAAATAAAATCGGTGGAATGGAACTTCCTTTAAACGAAATATTTGAATTCTGTAAAAAAAAGAAAAGACTAGATTTATGGGATCAATCGGTAAAAGAAGGGGGAAAAACATATTATTCTAACAATATTGTAGATGTTGGACCAAATGGATTTATAGCAATAGAATTTAGAGATTTTAGAAAAGTAGCCAAACTATCAAGTTACGCGGGTGACTACAAAGATGATTTGACTATTGACGAATTTAAAGAACGTGTTGGTGCGATTGTAGCTAATTTTTTAACACCATTTTTTAGCGTAAAAAAATCAGCTTTCAAGTACAGAAAGTCTTTAAAAAAAATACCATTGAAATCTAAAAGTAAAAAATCTAAAAGTAAAGAAATACATAAACATGCAAAAGTGGGTCAAAGAGTGGGCGAAAAATAAAACAATGATTATCCAGCGCACGCCTTTTATTGCCAACACCTTGGACGATATACACGCATTTGTTGGCAAATTGGTCTCGCACGACTTGACGCCAGTTGTAAGCGGGCGAACGACATCCGATGGGTTTTATATGGGGTTGCATCGAGACGATTACCACCTTGATCATTATAAATTCAAGAATGGCATACGAGACGACACGCTTTGGACAAAAATGTACGATACAGGGAAACGACCGGTGGTGACGGTCATCTGGTACAGATCCACGCAAGGTATTGATTTTGTTGGCGGCAATTTACGGTTTCATGACGGGTATATGGTAAGGCCTGTAAAGGATAGCGCCATCTTGTTTGACTCTAATGATCTACACGAGGTGACACTTCAAATGAGAAAGGAAGGAATAGAAAATACAAGGGCAGTTATGATTATAAAGTATTATAATATTCTATAAAAATCATTTAAATGATTTTGCAATTTTGTAAAATTCGCTAAATGATTTTTATAAAATTTATTCAATATTTTCTATTTTTTTCTGCCTTCCTTACAGTTTAAAATGTATAAAGCATAAAAGGGTAAAACTAAAAATTTTATGAAATTTTATGAAATTTTATAAAAGTTTATGAAAAAAAATCATAAATTTTCATAAAATAATTTATTGAAATTTTCAATAAATTATTGAAAATTATTGAAAACTTTTACTGAATTTCAATAAATTATTGAAAATTTCAATAATTTAAATATATAAACTTTATTATGCTTTAAAAATATATTTTAATAATTTAAAGTATAACAACACTAAAATAAATTTATATAAAATACAATTTATTCAATATTTTTCATTTTTTTATGCCTTCCTTGCAGTTTAAAAATTTCTCAACACACTTTGATTGTGTGTGTTGGCAATAAAAACTTTCCATGAAATTTATTTTAATAATAAAACTAAAACTAAAAATTTTTAAAGCATAATAGATCAATTTATATTTTTCAAAAATAGTGCAATAAATTTTATAGATTTTTATTGAATTATTTTATGATTTTTTTTTAGAAAATGTCATTTTATATTATAAAATCTTATAAATTATAAGATTTTATCATAAAAACTCATTTAAAAAAATACCTTATATTAAATAATGTCTTCTATTAAATGCGATTTTTGTTCAACAATTGTAAAATCAAAGTACAATTTAAAATCACATTTGTTAAATAATAAAAGATGTTTAAATTTAAGGGGAATCCAAATGGAAACTAAGTTTATATGTCATGGATGCAAACTACCTTTTACAAATAATGTAAACCTGAGTTCTCATATAGATATTTGTAAGAAATGTATAATTTTAAAAGCAAATGAAGAGTCCGATAAAAAATTTAATGAACTTTTAGATGAAAAAGAAAAAGGTTATGTTGAATTTGAAAAAAGAATTGAATTTTTAAATGAAAAATTAAAATATACTGATAAACAATTTGAAACTCAGCAACAGCAACATCTAACACAACTTGAAAGTCAGCAACGGCAACACGATTCAAAGCTTATTGGCGTACAAACCACATTTGAGAAAACCATCCGAGACTTGCAAGCACAAAATGATAAACTGATTGATTCGCTTCGCCAGTTGGCCAGCCAAGCCATCGATAAACCCAGTACAACGACAAATGTCACCAACAATACCGTCAAAAATCATTTTTCAGAAAAGTATTTTTTAGATACCATTTCTATGGACGACGTGAAACGTAAATGCCAAAATTATTTGACCGAAGAAATTTTCTTACAGGGTCAACGTGGCATTGCCAAACTCTGTACAGATCATATCATTAAAACCAAAGACAATAAGGCCTTGATGATCTGTACCGATGTCAGTCGTAAGAAATTTAAATATATGGACGATCAGGGCAACCTTAAAGAGGACCACGAGGCACGCGCGTTTACAGAAAAGGTGAGCAAGCCTATAAAAGATGTAAGTAAAATTGTGTATGAAAACATATTATCCGATGTTAAATACGAAAAGGAGAATGTGGATGAAACCGATTATTCTCGCAAAGCGGTGCTAAATGACAAGGAGATGTCGGCGATTGATTGTTTTGTCAAGATCACGTGCTTTGATTACCCGGATCACAACAATGATTATAAAAATGAACTGGCGATTTTGAATAAGTAAGCAACGGGAAAGTCATCGTTTTCATTTGAGAGAGCATATACCCAATTATCGGTTGGACAATCACGATATTGACGGGTCGAACAATGATATAGGATGTCATTTCTACACAAACGGGTGTTAGCGCTGGTGCAATGTGTATATACGAGACAATAAAAGATGATATATAGCGTGATACCGGTGCACTAAATAAAAAGGTAATCATGTGCATCATAAAACTCATTTATTTAAAGAAAATAGCTTTAAATAAAAACAAAGATGCTATCATTTTTGAAAAAGATAATGTTATTTTTGTTTATATTATCTTCATTGTTATTGTCAGATAAAAATTTGACTTTAAATGACATCAAAAATCTTGGGTATTTGGACCATTTGGATAAACTAAACTCTGCAAATAGTTAGAGGTATAATGAAATTGAAATTAAAATTGATAAATCAAAAAAAGAAATAGAAAGAGGAGAAAGATGGCAGCTGAAGCGCGCCAATTACTTCGCGACGCCGTCCTGACATTAACGATCGAATGCCCATCTCTTCTCGAGACAAAATCATACAAGTCATTGCGTTTACTTTCCATTTCTGGAGGGTTGAACAATCAAACGTTTGAGGAGTGCATGACAGATGATTATTTGGAAAAAATACTTGAAAAGGATGGCGAGGAGATTACATTTTTTCGAAACACGTGCATCCATTACCGCACAGAATTATCAAAGTTAAATGTTGATACCGTTGCGTTTGATGAAGGAGGCGTCAAATTTGTAGAACGCTCTGCCTAACTCGTTTTAAATTTTAAAGGTTTAAAACCTTTAAAATTATAAAGTCTTTCTCACAAAAAGCGCAAAATAACGTTTTTGGTACCGCTTAAGCGGTTTTAGACATGTAGTACTGTATCAAAGACGCCTGTATTGACTTGGTGGGCCACGCATATGACCAATTTGCCCTTGTATTTTTCTTTCAGCGTATCCACGACCGTGTCAGATGTTTCGCTATCGAGGGAGCTGATGCATTCATCTAAAAGTAACATTTTATTTTGGACAAGTTCGGAAAAGGCAAGCGTAAATGCCAGATTGACACGATCGCGTTGACCGCCCGATAAAAAATCGATATCGCCCTTGATGGTTTTATACGATACATCAAAAAACAAGCCCAATTTGTCCTTTCCCGATTTAAGTTCTTTATTGGTGACCAATTCAACGCGAATGTCTTCATCGGGAAAAAAATCTTCAATGTAAAGACCGGCGTGTTTGTTTAAACTGTCAATAAATTGATGGATGGAGCGCGTCTCTGCATCTTTTACAAAATAAAGCAATTTTTCACAGCATTTAAGTTCTTCCATCAAATAGTCTTTGGCGTCTTTACAGCGCTGGATCGCGGTTGATAGTTCCGTAAATTTCTGATTGGCTTCCTCTACCCGTTTCCACTCTTGCAATTGGTCGATAGAAGACGTGTATGCATCAATTTTTTGTTCATACTCGACAATTTTTTGTTTGGTATCAACCATCGCATCACTAGGGTCTTCTATCATTTCAAATCCAGCGGTTTGAATGGCGTTAAGGCGTTGGCGCAGATCGTCGTGTCGCTTGATGGATTGGTTAATGCTTGCCAGTTTTTCTAAAATCATAAATAAATCATCACCGTCGTCAGGTGATGTGTTAGAGTCTTCTTTTTTTTCGTTTTCTTTCTCTTTAGACCCTTTGACCGCCTCGACTTTTTGCCAAAGTGTCGTGTACGCATCTTTGGCGAGTGTGTAGGCCCGTTCTTCCTTTTTAAGCGTCGCAATGCGTTCCGCAAAATCTGTTTCGGTATTGTATGGTGTGTCTTTTAAAAGATCCTCAAGCGCGTCAAAATGGGCATTGTATTCCGTCGTTGCGCGTTCAAGAAGCGTCAAGTCTTTAAAAACGCGATCAAGTTGTTGTTGTTTACGAAGGAGATCGCCAGTTGTCATTTCTTTCTCTTTATTCTCTTTATTCTCCTTATTGTCCCTTATAAACGCGTCAACTTTTATCAATACACCATTATTCATTTTTAATGGCGCTTCGCAAGATGGGCATTCGTACACATGTTGTTGATCAAGTATACGTTGAATATGGGCAATTTCTGTTTTTAATAATTCTGACGATTTTGTCAATGCTTCTTCTTTGTCTTCGCCGATTTGGGATTCTAGCGAGCAAATCGATTGATAATGTTTTAGCATTTTTTCAAGCAAGGCGATATCCACAAACGTGTCTGGGTGAAATGCATCGCATTTTATTTTCAAGTGTGCCAATTCGTCACACTGTTGACGATATTTTTTACGTTCTTCGATATACTTTGAATGATCTTCAATATTCTTTTTTTTCTTTACCAATTCATCGCGTCTATCTGTAAGACTGTTGATATCGTACACATCCAATTCGTCTTTTATTTCAACCAATTTAGTGAGACGCGCGGATTGTTCTGTGTATGTTTTAAAATCTTTTTCAAGCTTATCCACTTTGGTAACAAGTTTGACACGATTTTTTTTAGATGTGTCAAGATTGGCACGTTGTGTGTCAATGGTGTCCGTATAATTGTCGACGGTAATATGTCGTTTTCCAATTTTGCACACGTTTTCTTTGTACTGAAGCGTTTTCAAAAAAGATAACGAGGTGGTGAGGGTGGCTTCTTGAGTGGCAAGTTCTTTTTTGCATGCGTCCATTTTTGCTTTAATTTTATCTTTAATGTCATCGATGGGTTCAGCGGAGAGCAACAAATGTCTTAAAAATGTCATTTTTGCTTCTGGCGACAAATACACAAATGAATTACAGTTGTCTTGGTCGATATAACTAATATGCTTAAAATCGTTGCCAAAATAACTGTTAATGATATGTTGGGCTTGGTCTTCTTCGTAGACGCGCATGCCTTGTTTGACAGTAAAACGCGTTGGATTTTTACCGCGTGTAATGACGAGATCTTGGATGGATAAAACAACTTCCATATTTGATTTTTCTTTGCCAAACGTGGTTACGTTTTTAACGTTTCCAGTGATGACATATAAAATGGCGTTAAGAATGGTGCTTTTGCCTTTGCCAGATATTCCCGAGATCAGAATGATGCCATTGTCTTGAAACGTAAATGTTTTATTTTCCCAGCACCGAAAATTTTTCAATGAAAGGGTAAGGGGTGAAATAGTGCTTGACATTTGATTTTAATTCTTAAATGTTAAATAATTATTTCAATTTTATTAGTCACCGCTTTTTCTTTTTTTCTTTTTTTCTTTTCTTCTTTTCTTATTATCTATTTAAATATTTTGCATTCATTAAAAAATGAGTAGCAAAGCTGTTCAAGATGCTGTTATGGCTAAACATGATATATATAAATGCCATGTGTTGACATTAATTCCTGGCATTTTTAATAGATGTGATTACACTATTGTCAGACTTTTTAATGACTATAAGCCAGTGCGAAAGATACCAAAAAAAGATGGGTGGACTTTTAATTACAAAACCGATACCGAAAATGTAAAAGAAAGAAAGGAAGAAATTGAGAGTATCGAGGGTAAGCTTCAAAAATTTAACGAAGACTATAGAAAAAATTATCAGAGCAAGGCGAGTAAACTTGAAGAAAATGTTGAAAAGCAAGTTGAAGAAAACGTTGAAAATAACGTTGAAGAAAATGTTGAAAATAATGTTGAAAATAATGTTGAAAATAATGTTGAAAATAACGTTGAAAATAATGTTGAAAATCAGCAATCTAAAAAAACAGAAAGCAAATTAGAAAGCAAAGTGGAAAGCAAATTAGAAAAAGTTCAACAATCAACTGTTGACGAAAATTGGAAAAAACGAGAATCCGAGTTGGAAAAACTTTTGCGTGAAAAAGATCAGAAAATTGAAGAACTATTAAGGTCAAAAAAATACAAAAAAGAAGTTTCTTCTCAATTAGCGTCAAATTCAAAATCGCGTTCAAACTCAAATTCATCGCGTTCAAACTCATCTCATTCAGAATCTTTGTCTTCAAACTCGTCTCGTTCAAACTCGTCTCGTTCAGATTCTTCTCGATCCCCATCTTATAAATCACGTTCGCCTGAAATAGCACCACCTCCTAAAAAAACAAACAAGTTTGAATATGATAACACGAAAAATACGAAAATATCGCCTTATCAGAAAAAACAAGGTAGATACAATGTTCGTGAAGAAAGTAGTGTTATAAGTACGATTTCACCTGTAAAGACAAATCTTAAAAAGAAAATGGATAGTATTATCTCTCCCCCAAAAAGGCATCACAAAATGAAACACGTGCTAGACAATTTTAACGAGGAGGATGAAGAGGAAGAAGAGGAAGAAGATGAGGAAGATGAGGAGGAGGAAGAAGAAGAAAGACCGCCTAGTCCAAAATACAAGACAAAAAATAACAAAAAATTGGAATTTTACAAATTGTTGCAAAAAATTTCAAGTTCTGTAAAAACGTATTCTGGTACAACTCAATCTGAGTCAGACTCTGGTACAGAATCGGACTCTTCGAATCGTTCAAAATCTCGCTCGCATTTTTCATCGGATTCGTCCGACGGCTATCCGTCTCCAAAACCAATCAAAAAAACACAAGCCAATCAACGACCGCTTAAACGTTGATTAAATTTACACTGATTTTATATTATTGATTATTGATCTCAATAATATATAAAAACGCATTAACAAAAACAAAGCGGTGCGTTTAAAAATTAGTAACGCTTACCGTATTTTTGCAGACACCATCTGCTCTATTTGTCATCTCATACGCAGTGTATTGATAATCCGGTACATCTGCCAAGTTGACACCAGAACCAACGCCCGTTGTGTCTCCATAAATTTCCATAAATTTGTTCATGGTTGTGGTTGATTCGCTATCACCGCCCATTACTTGGAGAGCACCTTTAGATAAAGCAGTAGGGTCAGCAGGAGTCGAAAACCAACCTGTATGAGGATTAGGGGCGCATGGAAGATCGCCACGAATTAAATCACGAGTGCCACTTCTAGCAAAACGGCCAACTTTTAATGTTGTCGTCATTGGACGATCAAATACCATGACTTCTTTTCCATCAAAGTCGTCAAGAACTCCAGCAGGGGCTAAATTGTCAGCTGGATATTGAGGATAGACTGGCGTGGCTTTTAAAGGTGCGGCCGAAAAATTTGGAGGAACCTCCATCATGTCTCCGGTTGCTCCATAATTTTCGCGAATAGAGCCATTGCATTGGTAATCATCGGCCACGCCCATATTGCTCAAGGACGGAGCATTATAACGAAGCAATGAAGGCAAGTTTAAACTTGGAGACGGTTTATTTACCGTTTGATTAAGATGGGGGGTTGGGTTAATAAAAGGCATGTTTGTGCTATCACGTGCGCCTAATCCGTTTCCAACAACACGACCATGCGAATAATTCTCGATAGACGATCGCTTAGCCGGCTCGCCAGTTTTGGCGCATTTTATGAGAGGAACTTGAACAATTGGGACTTGATCTTCTCCACCCATTCTATTTACAGTTACTTTGTCGACCTTACGTCTCAATTGAAATTGAAAATCTTCACGAACGGGTTTATTTTGTTCATTATTCATACTTACTGCTAAAGCGGCAATACCTATTGTTCCAATAATAGCTAAAACTAAATCCTTCATTTTATAAAAAGGAAAAAAATATATTTTTTATAAAAATGATTTTTGTAAAGTACTTGCTTTAAAAAAAAAATGCATGCTATTTCAATTTTAACTAAAAATATTACCGTCGAGCCAAAACATCTAACGCCAGAAATAAAAAAACATGTCATCAACGAATTAAAAAAAAAATACGAGAAAACGTGTTGTGAAAAATCTGGACTCATCATTTCTATTGAAGAATTGCTGTCCATGGATAATTTGATAAACAAGGATTCTATCCACATTACATTTATGGCAACATTTAAAGCACTAACTGTAAAACCTGAAAAAGGTATGAAATTTTCGTTTGTCCCAACATTAATTCTGTCAAAAGGCGTATTTGGCAAAATGTACGAAAATATTAATTTTTTTATACCAGAAATGGCATTATCTTTATCTGGGTATACATTTGACACAAATGTGTTTAAATCCCCGACTAAAGAAGACATTACCTGCACAAAAAGCGTGAATGTTATCATTGACCAGTTAAAATGCGACACATTAAAGTATAACTGTATAGTTGACTTGAGCCCTGATTGAGAACGCGCTAGCACTCTATGAAAAGTATATTTGTCAACTTAAAGAATTTTAGTTATATTAAAATGTCAGGTACAGAAGAAGAACGAAAACTTTTAGAAAGATTTCAAAAAAATATAGTTCGATTCTTTGACGAATTAATCGAGATGTTTCCAAATGAGAAAGATTTTATACTGATCCGCATTTTAGTAAAAGACCAAATTCCGTCTACTCAAATTATGAGTTATTTTGAAATGGTCATGAAGAATAAAGAAATTATCAGTTCAATTGAACATCGTGATGATACATTTATTTTATCAAATGTGTTATTTTCAAAGATTAGCAATTCTACTGTATTTAAAAATTTATGGGAAAAACATTTGGACAATGATGATAAAGAAATGATATGGAGTTGGGTGGACTGTTTCAAGCTTATGACAACCGAATATATGAAATTAAATGGTCGCTTATAAGTGTAGATCATACCCATATTTTAGTTTAAAGTCGTGTTTGTGTTCAATATTTATTAATAAATATTGAAATATGTAGAATTTTTAGCGCCAAATGTGACTATTTTAGAAAGGCATGCATACAGGTTGCCCTTTGTCTATCACGCGTTTGCATTTAATGTTTTTTTTACAAATGTCGTCATAATAATGCATTGTCTCCGACGTGGGTTTCAAGTTTATATTAATCTTGACAACATACAGATGCATATCTGTATTATAATTTACCCAGTATGGTATCATCTCGCCACCAATCAATAAATTGTATGGCACATTTTTGTAAAAAATCTCCGTAAATACAGGCTTTGCTTTTTTATACTCGTCGATCCATTTATCCTTGAAAAGCGTTACCCAATAATACGGGTTGCTTTCATTAAAATTGATTGACCGCATTTCTTCTCCCGATTTATATTCCAATATGAAATCTGTGTCAAGCAACTGTATAATAGGATTAGATGGGTCCATCTCGCGAATAAATTCTTGTAACTGGACACGGTATTTTGGTGTATTGACAATATCGACCAATTTGCAGTTTATAATGCCAAAGCGTTGTTTCCAGTCATCATATGTCTGCAAAAACGCGCGATAACGATCGTCGAATGCTTCTTTTTTGCGACTGTATTCTATATAGTCTGGATGCATAGAGGTTGGTGGCGCTGGCGGACTTGTAACCGGAATAAGATCAAATGTAATCGATATATGTTTTGAATATTTTTTAGGCATACATTTGCTTTTACATTTCGCAATTGTTTTTTGAAGCCATGTGTACAATTCATCTTTATCGACATTTTTCATTGGAATGCCTTTTATCATCCCGTAATCGTTTACGCCTATATACAAGTCGCCATTTTCAATGCCTCCGTTCCAGAAACTTGACACGTATCGTGGCACGTATTGCTTTATATACATTTCTAAACTTGAGCGCACAAGTTCTGTAAAATCAAACGTATTTGTTTCGCAGTACATCTCAGTTTGTGTCGAGTCGTTGAAAAATCCCGATTTGAAAAAACTAAATTCTTTGTATTCGGTGAAAAGCGTTTCGGGACCAATAAATTCATCGTATGTGTAGTGAGACATCTTCAACTCTATAAAAATAAAAAATAATCCCAATTTTTCAATTTCATTTATCTAGGCGTTTACTTTTTAAGAATAACAAAAAGTATCACCACGATAAAGCATCCTATTGCTATATTTCTATAAAGTGTCGATTGATTATTATATTCATTGGTCAAGCTTAACTCGTACAATTTTTCTTTTAGCATATCAAAATCTCTTGGATCAATTTGATTAGATGATAAGGACGGCATAGAAATAGGGGACGAAATAGGTACAGGCCCAGACCCCCTTGGCGAATTTAGCATTGACATAATAGGCTCGTCTGCTGAAAAAACTGGCGTTTTCTTTGGTTTATCAAGTTCTGTCAGACGAACGATTACATTTGGTTTAACCAGTTTTT